ATGAGATATGCAAGATGGGATTATGACAAAGGACGAAGAGAAACATGGGATGAAACAATTGAACGATATTTCGACTTTTTTACACGACATTTAGAAAAAAATCATAAATTTAAACTCGACAATGGTGAAAGAGTAGGATTAGAAAAAGCAGTCAAGGAACTTCAAGTAATGCCTTCAATGAGGTGTTTAATGACCGCTGGGCCAGCTCTAGAGAAAGAAAACGTTTCAGGGTATAATTGTTCCTATATAAAGGTTGATCACATTAGATCATTCGATGAAATACTATATGTCCTCATGAATGGAACAGGGGTAGGATTTTCAGTAGAAGAAGAATATGTAAAGAAACTTCCCACAATCCCTGAAGAGTTATATGAAACAGACACTACTATCGTAGTTGCAGACTCTAAATTAGGATGGGCAAGATCCTTTAAAGAACTGATATCTTTACTATATGGTGGCCACATTCCAAAGTGGGATGTGTCTAAGGTGAGAGAAGCTGGAGCCCCATTAAAAACTTTTGGAGGACGAGCATCAGGACCCGCACCTTTGGTAGACTTATTTAATTTTACTGTAGACACATTTAAGGTTGCAGTAGGAAGAAAACTCAAACCAATAGAAGCACATGACATTGTATGTAAGACGGCTGAAATTGTCGTTGTGGGTGGTGTTCGTAGGAGTGCTCTTATTTCTCTTTCTGATCTTAATGACAGAGAAATGAGATTTGCTAAATCAGGTCAATGGTGGGAAAAAGATGTACAAAGAGCACTAGCAAACAATTCAGTTAATTATAAAGAAAGGCCTGATGCCGGGACTTTCATGCGAGAATGGTTATCTCTCTATGATTCGAAATCAGGAGAACGTGGTATTTACAATGGGTTAGCTAGTAAATATCACATAGATGACCTAAATACTAGAGAAAAGGACAAAGATGGCACATACATTCAACGAAGATTGGCGCGAGACGATTTCGGCACAAATCCTTGCAGCGAAATCATTTTACGATCCAGAGAATTCTGCAACCTCTCAGAAGTTGTTATCAGGAGCGATGACACTCTCAAGTCTCTCAGAGACAAAGTTAGGATTGCAACTATCCTTGGCACATTCCAGTCTACACTCACAAACTTCAAATACCTCTCAAGAGAGTGGCAACGAAATTGTGAAGAAGAACGATTACTTGGAGTTAGTCTCACAGGTATTATGGACAACGCGCTGACCAATGGAACTAAGGGAGATACAAAGAAGTTATTAAATGAATTAAGGCAAGTAGCAGTAGATACAAACAGAGAATATGCGGATAAGTTAGGAATTGAACGTAGTGCTTCCATTACGTGTGTGAAACCATCTGGGACAGTTTCACAGCTTGTTGATTCCGCTTCTGGTATTCATGCCCGCCATAACCCTTACTATATTAGAACTGTAAGGGCAGATAATAAAGATCCATTATGTAAAATGATGAAAGCGGAAGGCTTTCCAAATGAACCTGATGTAACGAAACCTGATCATACGACAGTATTTTCGTTTCCGGCTAAGAGTCCATCAGGCGCAGTCTGTAGAAATGATATGACCGCTTGGAGACAACTATCTTTATGGCACACCTACGCAAAAGAGTGGTGTGAACATAAACCTAGTGTTACTGTATCAGTCAAGGAAGATGAGTGGGTAAACACTTCCGCTTGGGTATATGACAATTTTGATGACATTAGTGGTATTAGTTTTTTACCATTTAGTGATCACACATATAAACAGGCGCCATATCAAGATTGTACAAAGGAAGAGTACAAAGAACTGTTAAAACAAATGCCAAAAAAAGTTAATTGGGCGTCATTAGCAAATTATGAAACACAAGACTATACTAGTGCCAGTCAAGAATTTGCATGTACTTCAGAAAAGGGGTGTGAAATAGTTGATATTTCTCCACAAGTTACCCCGTGATTTGATAGAATAAATATATCGGGAATCAAACTTTTATGGAGAACAAGTTGGATATTAAAAAAGCCAAAAAATTCGTCAAAGACCAATGGTGGAACCTAAAGGAATTTATAAATCGTAAGGTTTATAAAGAAAAGGAAAAAGATTCTGAACTGTATGAGACAAGATGGGTTTGGTATCACTCTGCTCTAGTTATAGAACTTTTTGTAATAATACTTCTATTGTGGTATATTGCCGCAGGAGATTAACATGAAAAAAATAATGTTATTGATAATACTAACAATGTTAGTACCATTTAGTTTTGCTATTGGAGATTATGATTTTGGAAACTATGACTTATGGGCAGAAGATAATTCCACAACAAGAGAAATGTTTGTTAAAGTACCAGATGATGAGTGGCCGAGCCAAGTTGTTTTTGATACTATACAGATATGTTATCAAGGAACTATAAATTGGCTAACATCAAGTAATCCAAACTTGAGGCAGGTAGAACCTCCCTGGCCCATTCGAAGAGCAATAACTGTTCACTGTTTCTGTGTACTCGACAAACTTAGAACGAAATATAAATTTAAGGCATGGACACGATCATTAGCAAAAGATGATCCAAAAAACCCCAAAGAAACTTCAACGGAGTTTTCTTTACAATCAACAGTATGTGTCAAAGAACACAATACTTTAGCAGGTTTAGTAGTATTACCAACAGATAATGAAACAATTAAATTAGGATTAAAGGAGCAAGAGGGTTCTGAGTTGTTAGACTCTATACCAGAGCCGCCAGAGGAGCCCATTGAAGAAGATGCTTCCCCAACAATTAATTTTTAAATAAAAAAAGGACAAATGTACATAACAAAGTTAAAAGTTTTTTTGTTATGCTTTTCCTTGTTAATCTTCTTTAGTAGTACGGTACAAGCCATTACCAAAGAAGTTATCACAAAGGTACAAAGGTCGATAGTTTTAATATCATCAAATACAAAGGAAAAACCATCATTAGATACACCTAGTTCACTATGTGCAGGTTCAGTCATAAATGAAGAAGGTCTTGTATTGACTAACTTTCATTGTATTTACGGACAAAAAACTGTAAAGTTATGGTACTGGGATGAAGATGATTGGCACGAATACGATGTACAAGTAATAGGGGAAGATCCCCTAGCTGATTTAGCAGTGCTTAAAGTACAAGGACAAGATAGAAAAGTTCCATACTTAAAGTTTGCTGACAAAGAAGACATATATACAGGAGCCGAAGCATTTGCCTTTGGACATCCTATGGGTATGGTGTGGAGTCTATCTAGAGGAATTATTTCCAATGATGATAGACATGCAAGACATCCATATATCAAAGCTATACAAGTGGATGCAGCAATCAATAAAGGTAATTCAGGTGGCCCTATAATTAACTCTAAAGGTGAAATTATGGGAATCGCGTCATTACTAGTATCCAGAACTAAACAAAATGCAGGAGTCGGAATAGCTATTAGAGGTGATATAGCTGAGAAGTCTCTTGATACAATGATAACAACTGGTAAAGTAGATCGCCCAGCAATAGGGGTATCAATTATTACCCTATTCGGAAAAGATTCACAAAGAAACAATATAAAAAAGAAGCATCCTGACATAAAAACAACAATACCAAATACTTACGGACTATTAGTAACCACAGATGAGTCAGGTAAAAGACCTATACCAAAAGGATTAAAGCCTTGGGATACTATAATAGGAATTAACGATACTCTTATTAACAATGATGTTGAATTTTCAAATCAACTCATTAAATATAAAATTGGGCAAGTAATAACAGTTAATGTTCTTAGAGATAAAAGATTTATGAAAGTAAATGATATTATCTTGAAGATACTTCCTGTGCCAACCAAATTAATGTATGGAAAATTACTGCAGCCACCAGTAGAGCTACCCAAAGAATAAGTATACATATAAGAAAGGCAATGGATAAATGCCAGTAGATATAGTCTGGGAAGATGGAGATGCGACCATAAGCATAATGTGTGATGGTTGCGATAGAGAATATGAAATTTTTATTAATAATACAGAAGGTTTAGAAATGTGTTCATTTTGTGGACATTACCTTGAAGTAGATAGTGAGACAGGACAAACAGATGAAGCAGAAGAAGATAGCTGGGATTGATTACTCACTAACTTCACCAGCAATATGTGTTTATGAAGAGGAAGATGATGATCGATATTTTGACTTTGATGGGTGTATGTTATATTATCTATCTAATAGTGAAAAACAACAACAACTTTCCGCCGGGTGTGGGATAAGTAACATCAAAGCTGAGCCATATCCTGAATGGGAAACTGAAGAGGAAAGACATGATGCCCTTTCCTCTTGGGCTATATCTATAGTACAAGGATGTAGTGAAGTTTTCATTGAAGGTTATGCTTTTGCAACTTCTGCACAAGCGGGTGTACGTTCAATCGCAGAAAATACTGGGTTATTGAAACACAAAATGTGGAAACAAAAAATCAAGTTCAGTACTTATCCACCTACTGTAATTAAGAAGTTCGCAACAGGAAAAGGTAATGCTAACAAAGAGTTAATGTATGACGCCTTTACTAGTGAACTTGTAACACCTACAGACCTCAAAGAACGATTAACTCCCAAAGCAAAAGCAATTAAAAACCCAATTAGTGATATAGTGGATGCCTATTATATCGCAAAGTGTGGTGCAGAAGGAATATTATGAATTCTATTAACGATATACCACCTTCTGTTTTTCGTGGTAGTGAACATAGACTATCTGAAGCTGTAATGGATAGATTGTGGGATTATATTGCTTATGCGAAAGAACGGGATGATAGGGTAGACCACTTACTAGCCGGTCATATAACTTGTCAACTAAGATTAAAGGATATAAATAATTGGTTTTGGAATGATACATGTGTTCCTATAGTGGAACAATATAAAGACAGATATGATAAGGGGAACGACCGTAGTGAAAGTTTACAAGCATTCTGGGTAAATTTTCAAAATAAACATGAGTTTAATCCTATACATGCTCATGATGGATTCCTTTCATTTGTAATTTTTATGCAAATACCTTATGATTGGAAAATCCCCATCTTTAATTGTAAACCCGAAGAGAGATCTGCTGGTAATTTTGAAGCTTTATATCTTGATGTAGATGGAATTCATCCAGATACAGAAAAAGATCGAATTTATACATATACTTACCATTTAGATTCTTCTGCGGAGGGATTAATGGTAGTATTTCCATCTCATACACCTCATTTAGTTTATCCTTTTTATAAGTGTGAAGAAGAAAGAATAACTATTGCAGGAAATATTGCGTATGATATCTAAATCAGAACGAAAGAAAATTGCTAATCGGAAATACTATGAAAAGAACAAAGATCGTCTTGCTGAGAAATGGAAGAACGATGAAAATCGAAAAGATTACTTAAAAGAATATTATAAAGAGAATAAAGAAGCTATTTTACATCGGGCAAAAGAGTGGAATAAACGTAATAAAGAAGCAAGCCC